AAATCCGCAAAGCAAAAAAGTAACCCTAAAAAAACAATAAAAATTATGGCTTTTGATTTAACAGCGTTAACGGCTTACACGGATGAAACTTCATTGGATCTTATTGCAAAGGCGGTATTGAATACTGACCTAATGGAATATGTTGACATAAGAAGTGGATTGAGTGCAGGTACGGTAGCAATCAATTTAATGGACGGTGATTTAAATGTCGCTGACTTAGCTTGTGGATGGAATCCTTCAGGCGATGTAGCTTTTTCTCAGGTAGATATTACTATTAGAGATAAGCAAGTAAAAATGGACCTATGTCCAGAAGATCTTAGATCTTACTGGTTATCTCAGAGAATGAGTGCAGGTGCAAACCAAGAATCAGTACCTTTCGAGGAAGTAATTGCTGATTACTATGTAAAAAGAATCTCTAAGTATAACGAAGCTTACTTAGTAGACGGAGATGGTACAGGAACTGGTATTAAGGACCAAGTAACATCTGCAAACGGTGCAACACTATCTGCTGCTCCTGCTGCATGGACTTTAACAAATGCTGTAGAGCAAGCGTTAAATATCTTTGATGCAGTAAATGAAGCAAGTAAAGACAGAGACGATTTAATTATGATCGTATCACCTGCTAACTTTAACACGTTACGTAGAGCTTTAGTTGCTCAGAACTATTACCACTATGACCAAGGTGACGGAAGATCTTTCGAACTACCAGGTGCTAACATTAAAGTAGTAAAGACTTCAGGATTAACTGGATCTGATTACGTATGTGCAGGACCAAGTTCAATGATTGTTGCAGGTACAGGTTTAGAGGATGATATGTCAACAGTACAGTTCTTTTATGATAAAGGACAAGATGTTGTAAAATTCATCGCTAAATGGAGATTAGGTGTAGCAGTATCTCAAGTAGATCAATTCGGAACTAACGACTTGGCTTAATAACTAAAAACTAAAAAAAACAAGTAAACTATGGCATGTAGCAATTTAACAGCAGGTTTCACTTTAGACTGTAACGACTCTAACGGTGGTATTGATAAAATCTTTATCGCTAATGGACCAGTTGAATCTATTACTGAAACCGCCGGTACTATCACAGCAATAACTGTAGGTGGTTCCGCTTTAACGCCTAGTGACTTTTTTGAGTTCGAAGTTCCAAGACAAACTAGTTCTGCTACCGAAACGATTAATGTATCTCAAGAGAATGGTACAGTATTTTATGACCAAGCTCTTACAATGATATTCAACAAAATGGAAGCTGTAAAGAGAGATCAGATTTTACTGATGGCTCAAGCAACTAACATGGTCGTTGTTTTCAAAGACAACAATGAAAAGTTCTTTTCAGTTGGAGTTAAGAGAGGTGCGTTTATGACGTCAGGTTCATCTTTATCTGGTACCGCTTATGGTGACAGAAATGGATATGAATTAGTAATTAGTGGAATGGAAGAAGATCCAATGTTCGAAGTTACTAGCACTATTGTAGAAGCATAAGCAATTACAATAAATAATATTAAAGGGTATCTATTAATTTAGGTACCCTTTTTTAGTGCCATTGAATTAACTGTGGTGAATGTGGACTAAGATGAGATTTTTTAGTAGGAAATGATTTTTGATTAATCCAATAACCATTAAAAGATTTTGCATACTTAAATACTTTACCGTTAAGTTCTATTTGTGGTTTATAGTGAGCATGCGTAACCGTGTGGGTTTCACCCGGTTTGTGGGTTTCGTAATCAAAGATCTCTCCACTTAAAAGATACTTAATGTCAACTTGTACATCATAACTATAACCTATCTTAATACATTCTCTAAGAAGGTAGTTAACTCGTGTAGGATCTTGTGGACCAGTAATAGTTAAATCTATATCATTTGCTGGAGAGTCCTTTAAAATGCTTCCATGTACATATAGTTTATAATCATTCCAATCTAAATTACCTATATGACCTAACACTAACTTTACTATAGGATCATCTAATCCGTTAAGCTTTTGCGTGACATTGCAACTAAATTCACCAAACTTTAATCTTTTTTCCATACAATATATATTAGGTACGTACAACTCTTTGAGAAATTATATTTCTTAGTATAAATAAAGGTTAAGATATGACTACAACTGTTGATGGAACTTTAATGACACTTTTTGTTAATAACCCACATACACCATTTGATCCAACTTGGGTATTTGAGATGACTAGTGAATATTCCCAAACACCTATTATTAACCCTCAGTATCAAGCACCTCAATCAACACTCGTTACAGAAAACGAAAGATATATGCAATTTACTGTAAACGTTAATTTTGAAGATCCTAACTTTAAAGATAAACATACAAACGGTTATTACTCATGGACCTTAGGAACTGCTACCGCTGTAATTTATAGTGGCTTTGTAAAACTTATAACAGATCCAGGAGGAGATTTAGGAACAGTTGATTATGTAAGTAATAACGAAGAAAGAGAAAGTACGGTTTACTATAGACCTAATTATTAAAAAGTAATATGAGAAACACAAACCCAGAAGGATTATATTCGATCAAAGGCTCTAAGTTTGAAGCTATTGATTTACCAATTATCCAAGAACAAAGAGGAAAAGATTACATTAAGTTTGGATTAGATAACCTATTCCCACAAACACTTATTGAGTTATATGATACCTCAGCAATGAACCATACTTGTATTGATGCAATTAAGGATGGAATATACGGAGAAGGTATAAAAGATTATGGTGTTGAGTATATCAATACCGATGGAGAAACAATTAACGATATCTTTTCTAAAATTGCATTAGATTATACACTATACGGTGGTTATTCTGTAAATGTTATTTGGAATAAAGAAGGAACAAGAATCGCAGAGATCTATCATATACCTTTTGCTAATGTAAGAAGCGGAAAACCTAATGAGGAAGATAAAGTAACATCTTATTGGTATTGCTCTGATTGGGAAAAGATTAGAAAACATAAAGCAGTAGAGTATAAAGCTTTTGATGCTACAGATAATAAAAAAGATAATGCAAGTCAAATTTATTACTGTATGAACTATACTCCTGGTAATGATGTTTATCCACTACCTGCATATATTGGTGGTGTTAATGATATACAACTTGATGCTCGTGTAAGTAGATTCCATAATGCAAACATTTCAAATGGATTAGCTCCGTCTATGTTTGTACAGTTTAGAAATGGAATTCCTTCACCAGAAGAACGTAGAGATATTTATAATGAGATAGATGATACGTTTAGCGGTGAAGAAAATGCGGGTAGATTCTTTTTAGCGTTCTCTGAACCAGGAAAAGAATTACAAGTTACTCCTATAGAGAATGCGAATGATGATTATTACATTACTCTCGAGGCAAGGATAACTTCTCGCATCCTTACTGCTCATCGAATTACATCTCCTTTACTCCTCGGTATCAAAGATGGTGCAGGTTTCTCATCTAACTCGGATGAAATAATCACTTCGTATTCTCACTTTATGAATACAGTCGTAAGACCAAAACAAAGCAAAGTTTTAGATACATACGGATATTTACTAAACCTTGCAGGATATAATGTTAGGTTAGAAGTAGAACCAGTGCCAATGATTATAGGTACAGATGCAGATGATCCAGCAGTAGAAGAAAACATAACAAATATAGCAAACGAATAATATGGCAAATACAGCATTACTAGTTTCAGAACAAAGAATGAAGCAATGGACTCAGCTTGACGACAATGTTAGGATGGATGATATTACTCCGTTCATTTTACAAGCTCAGGATATTTATATGCAAGATACTCTAGGTACAAAGTTTTACACAAGACTAAAAGACGGTGTAATTGCTGATGACTTAGATGCAGATGAAAAAGCATTACTTAATGATTACATAGGACCTACTTTAATGCAGTACGCGCTCTATTTAATGTTACCTAGTATAAAATATAAGGTCGCTAATCAAGGCATCTTAAATGGGACGTCAGAGGAAACTAGCCCTACTACTTTAGATGAGTTACAATACTTAAGACAAAGTACATTGGACACAGCAGAGTTTTATAACAAAAGATTATTAAACTTCTTCCAAGATAATCCTAACTTATTTCCATTTTATCAGAATCCTGGTACAGATGGAATGATGCCAAATAAAAGAAATCCATATTTTAGTGGATTAGTTGTACCAAGAAATAACGAAACATATTATGAAGAAAGATGGGGTGAATGTTCGGACTGTGGTCCTTCCACGTCAATCACAGGCAACTAAAACGAACATAAGTAAACTAAAAATATATTTAAGTAAAGATGGGAAAACTAGACAAAATATTAAACAATTGGTTAAGTAAAAAACTCTTTGTATTTTTTACTGCAACAGCTTTAGCAATCTTTGGAGATCTTACAAGTAGTGACTGGGTAATTATTGCCACAGTTTATATAGGTACACAAGGAGTTATAGATGCAGTAGCAAAGCTTAGAGGATAACAACACAAACACAAATTATATTTCATAACGTATGGATATTAAATCAGTAACTAAAGACTATGTTGAATGCGCAAGTGGCGGATCAGTAACAGCTCCTAATAATGGAAGTTGGATCTCTGCATACGCAATCGCGCTAGGAGCAACAGAAATAGAAAATGGATCTTGGCTGCAAACTCTATGTGAGCAGTTAGGCATAACACAACCTGTAAATAGTTCATGGGTAATTGCATTAGCAAATTATTATGGCATCTCTCAACCTGTAAACGGTTCTTGGTGGTATGCAATTGCAGATGAAGCTTGTAACGGAGTTCCTTCCTTTACTGGTTTACTTGATGATTATCCTGGTGCTACAGCTGCATACTCAATAAGACAGTTAAGAGGTGGTTACACAGGATCTGCTTTTAGAGTTAGAAGAGATAGTGATGATGCAGAACAAGACA